TTTTTTGGTTTTTGCCTTGACAAAATATGATTCGCTTGATATAATCCGGTATGTCCGGCTTTCATAGAGTATTAGCTTAGTGAGGTTTGATCTTACCTCGTAAGTATTGTAAGGTCTGCCAATAGTCCTCATCTGACATTTCTTCCATAACTTCTACAAAATCTCTGGCTTGTTCTTTCTTTGCTGTAGGCAAAGGTTGTATCTCTTTTTTTATACTTGGGAATAGACCTTTTCTCACATTCTCATAATATTCAGTCAAATGTGTATTTGGCATTGCTATCGACATAATATGATTTTTATGTACTGAATAGACTTTATCAACTGTTTGAAACATCCAAGGTGTCAATGACATTCTTTCCTCAACAAAATAAGTATCACTATCTACATCATTTTTATGTAATTGTATTTTATATGGTTCATTTAAACGAATAAAATCTGAGCCCTCTGTGACATAGATACCAGCAATTACTTGCTGACCACCAGATAACATTAACACTCTAGGCGTTGCTACTGTTGTTTGTTTCTTTTCTTTTTCCATATAACTATTTATCTTATATCAACATGATCAAGTTCATAATCAAATTCTTGTTCAGAATATGTGTTTATTCTTTCCATAAAGTGACTAAGGGTAAAGTTCTTTCTTTCTTTATGTGAAAAGTCATCAGCAATATCATAAAGATTTGCTTTAACTTTATTATCACCAAGACGCAACCCACGACCAAGGGACTGTAAAATGCGAATTTTAGATTTGGTAGGACTTGCGAAAATAACATTATGTAAATTCCTAATATTAATACCAGTAGAAAAAGTTCCATAACTCGCCACAATAATTGCATTGTTTTCATTTTCTGTAATACTCCTTACTGTTTCTCTATCTTTAGTATCTGTGCCTCCATAAACAAAAAACAATTTTCGTGTATATGGATCTAAAGTGTCACCTATTAACTCATGTAATATTTTACCATGTTTTTCTACATACTGAAATAAAACTAAAGTATTGCCGGTTCGGGTTTTTGTTAGATTACGAATGAATCTATTTCTTTTTTCATGTGATACTATATAGTCCATTTCTTCTTGGTAGTTTAATTTCTTCACATGTTTACATTCGTCTTGTGAATATTTAAGTATTAAACATTGTATCTTTAAATCTGCAAGTTGTTTTTTATCTATAAGTTCTCTAGTTGTAGTAACACTATGTACTCTACCAAATAATCCTTCTAAAACTAATTTGTGTACTTTACTGTCATCTAATGTACCAGTTGTACCTATACGATATTTTGCATTTACACAGGCACTCATAATTTTCTGCAATTCTTTAGATTTATATAAGTGTGCTTCATCACCTACAACACAATCAAACTTTTCAAAATACTTTTTATCAAAAGTGGCAAGTGATTGCCAAGTAGATATAACAACAGGTTTACTATCATCTATTTCATAACCATAATACTTTCTTTGTACAAAATTTTCTGCATCCCAACCATAATCTTGAAAGTCTTTATACATTTGTTCTACTAATGATGTTGTTGGTACAACTAACAAACATTGTTTATCTAATGTGGTAAGTAAACGAATGATACAATAGATGATTAAAGACTTACCCGAAGCAGTTGGTGATAACAATATTGTTCGTTTTTGATTGATTGCATGAGAAAACGCTGATAATTGATAATCTCGTATTTTTATAGAATTAGTTAAAATCTTGTCTGTAAACTTAGAAAAACCTTCGCTCAGCGCAACGCTAGCAGGGTTTTCAAGGCCCTCTCGTATGATTGTACCCCCCGAATTTTCAATAAAATGTTCAACATAAGGTAACAGTCCGTAATATAACTTACCTGTTGCTTTTGAAAATAATCTTATCTGGCCATCCCATCTTTTTGCACGAACACTTGGCATAAAAGAAGCACCAGGTACTTTGAAAGTAAAAAATTCAGATAGTTCTTGTAGTAAACCTAAATCTTCACTTGTACACTTTATATAAGATTCATTATACTTTGTTATTTTTAATTCTCTCATCAAATTCTTTGTATGATATATTTGTCCAGTATCTTCTTTCCATTTGTTCTATCTCTGGTATAGGTTCGCCTACATGTATAAATTCATGGTCTGAATCATATTTGTTTAAAAGTTTTCTTGTATGTTTAATCCAGTTCTGTGGATCTATTGCTTTTGCTTGTGGCCCAACGTACCCTACTGAACCCTTGTAGATGTTGTTCACTTGTTTTGACTTCGAATGGTAATCGTACCCCACAAGATAAATTTTTTTGTCCACATCCGCCGCCATGAGAGCAATCAATACACCTGCGTTTGTTTTCTCTTGTTGATATTTTCCTAGTCCCATTACTTTGTCTTTTTTCTTTGTCCATGTTATTTTATATCCTTCTTGATCCTCACCAAAATGTAATTTAAAATCGTCTTCGTGCCAGTCTTTATTTTTTTTTCGAAACTCTTTCATAACATCTACGTTGTTTGCCCAACAAGTAAAAAATCTTTTCTTTTCACCAGGCCATTCGTGCTCATCTGTATAATCTTCTATATTTTCTACATTACCTATAAACTTCTTTACAGTTTCAGGATAAAATAGTTTTTCGTACATAGTATGAGGATTTTTTTCCCATGCTCTTAAATATACTGGATGTTCAAATGCATAACCACTACGATATATTTCGTGACATATTGTATAATCCATGGCAACTAATACATCTGGTGTAAAGTCTTTATATAAACCATTACAACCATATATTTTACCAAATGATCTTAATCGTTCTAAATTAAAGTCTTTTCTACTTTCTCCGTTACCTATACAAAATATCATTTTTTAAACATTCTAGAAACAACCTTAATAGGATTTCTCAATGCCTCATATACTTTCCATATCTTATCAATATGAATATCTAATTTTTTGTTAAGATCATCTATCTTTTTTTCTATGCGTTTTAAATCTTCTTTACTCATTACATACTACCCATAGTAAATTTTTTCCATTCTATTGCGTTCTTAATTTGAAATGTACGATTGTTTATTTGTTTTAGTGTGCTTTCACAGTAACCACATATTTGTTTTAGATATTCTACCTTTTGTTTAGATTTAATAATTTCTTCATCAGCGTCAATAAATTTATCAACGTCTTGTCGTAATACTTTTAAATCAAAGTTTTTATCTTTATACTCTTGTGGTTCTGCTTTACCAGTATAGAACAACCACTTTTTTAAATGTAGTTGTGAATGATCACCCTCTGCCTTTTTAAGCATGAGAGCATATGTAGAATAAGTTTTAAGATATTGAGAATGAAGTTGTGGTGTCTTTAGACTTTCTAAGTCTAGTTCAGTATCATCAATTGTCAAATCTTTCTCGGCCTTCGCCTGAAGTTCATCAAGTGTCATAATTTAATCCTTTGTATTATATAGTAAACTAAAAAGGGGTCGTATATTCGTGTAGTTTATATCCTAAAGTAACAGTCGCTTGTAGATATTCTATATCAGTTGCATTTTGATTGTAGTCTAAAGCAGATAATGCTTTTGGATATGTATCTCTAAAAGTTATTTCTACTTTTGGTATGTTTCTATTTGTTAGTGTTATTAATTTTGCGTCTGAAAATATAGCACCATCATTAGTTGCTCTTGTCACTCTACCTGCGTCAGTAAGGTTTGCTTGTTGTGATAAAGGCATTCTATCACCACCTTCTGTGATTAATGCACGAAATTTATCGTCACTATCCATCTGTGCAAGACCAGCCATCCAATCATGTACACTACGATAGTTAGTTAAATCTTCATCTACAATAAACGTTATGTTTAAGTCTTCAAATGTCATATCATTACCAGGTATACGAATTTGTTGTAATCTAGTAGGTTGTGTTATTTCTGTAAGAGATATACCAGGTATGTTTGCTTGAATTGAATTAAATTCTACTCTGGGTAATTTTGTTATTTGAAACTTAAACTTTGTAGGATCTGCATAATCTAATCCAGACCCACTTGGTTGTTTACTTGATAAGGTTGTGTCAGTCATATATTAGTATTTATAATAAAAAAAGGGGGCGTTAAAGCCCCCTCTTAATTTCGTTAACAAACGATATATTACATTAAGTTAGTTACTTTAACCATTCTGTAATAGATGTTTGATTGGTCTGTTCCTACATCAGAAGCTTGAGCAGATGATTCTGCAAATGGGTTTCTGATTAAACCATACCTAGTTTTGAAACCAATCTTAGGTTGGAATGTAGATTCGCCAACCGCTCTCACCATTTGTAGTGGAACGTATGGGCAGTAGAACATACCAGCGTCATAAGGTGAAGTACCTTTGTAGCCAACAGTAAAGTATTGAGCAGCTGTGTTGTTTGACGCATATGGGTCAATGTACACTTTGAATCTGCCGTTTAATGTACCAGCAAAAGTATTACCAGTATCATCTACGTTTAGGCTGTTGTTAAGAGCTGGAGTATAATCTAATATACCTGCCATTTGTAAAGCAGAAGCAACATCTGAAGAACAGATAAGAATATTACCTTTTCCACGTCTTGTTTCTTGAGCGATTACGTTAGCATCTCTCTCTACTTGGAACATTAAACCTTTGAACTTCTCAACAGACCATCTACCGTTTGAATCAGTATCTAAGTCAAATGTACCTGAAGTTGTTGTGTTAATGTTTGCACCTTTTTTTGCTTTTTCGTAAATTGTTCTTACTACTTCTCTGTTGATCTCTGCAAGGATCTCAGCAGAAAGAATGTTAGCAAGTTCAGTTTCAGCATCTAAACCGTGGATTGCTTTTAAGTCTTGAGCAAGTTCCATTGTGTATTCTGCTTTTAACTGTCTAGTTTTAGCAGTAACAGTGGACTTTTCAATACTGAAAGCCATCTCAGCGAATGATGAACTAGCTTCAGCAGTTGCTGTTGCAATACCAGTACCAGTTGTTACACTAGTTGTAGTATCGTTCATTAAACCTGGGTTTAGTGAGCCAGACATTGTACCAGTTCCAGAGAAATCTGAATCTGCTTCGTTGAATAGCGCTTCTGTGCCTGAGTTAGAAGTAAATCTGGACTTCATTGCAAAGATAAGACCAGTTGGTCCTGTCATTGGTTGAACGCCACAGATGTCATATGCGATAAGATTTGGCATAGCTCTTCTTACTAGTGAAATTAGGATAGGGTCCCAGTTAGCAACGGCAGCATCACCTGTTACGTTTGCAATCTCACCTAAGAATGCTCTGTCTTCTTTCGCAGCTTTTTCTTGGTTTTCAAGGATAACAGCAGTTACCGCTTTCTTGTAAGGGTTTTCTATTTTTGGTAGATCGCCATGCTCAAGAACCGGAGCCCACTTTTCCTGTAAGTTTTGCGAATTAAACATTGTGTTTATCTCTCCTTAGTTTTAATTTCCGTAGATATCTCTACTTTTTCCCCTACTGATTGCAGCCGCATAGCGTGACATTGAATCGCTCAAGTCTGCTACTGTGTTACCATCATTAGAATCTTGGTTTACTGTATCAACATTTTCAGTTGATTCAGGTGCTTTCGCTGTACCAAAGTAACTTTCTTTAATTGTAGAAAGTTTTTTAGCGTATGCGTCAGCATTTTCGAAAGATACGTCTTCTACTAAAGATTTAATCTTTTCTTTTTCAGTATCAGCTAATCCTTCTACTGTTTGTTCAAAGATTTCGTCTTTTGTATATCCTTCGATTAACTTTTTATCTTCGATAGACTTGTCTGTCATTTCATTGATTTTAGCTTTCATTTCTTCAAGCTCTTTTTCTTTTGCTTCCAGAACGTCATATTTTTCATCTGGAACATCAATGTAATGGTCTTCGAATAGTTGCTTTAAGCCACCAATAAAGTCTTCAGCAATTTCGCCCTTGATACCTTTTTCGATAGCAAGTTCGTTATCAGCCATCCATTGTTCTACAACGTAGTTTAGATAGTTGTCAACTTTAGTAGTTAGCTCTTCTTTTGAAGTTACTTTTGCTTCATCTAATTCGTTAGCATACTCACCTTCTAATCTTTCGATTTCAGCTTTCACTTTAGATTTAACAGCAGCTTCAAAAATTGTAGCAGCTTTTGTTTTAAACTCTTCCGAAAGGGAATCGTCTCCAGAAACTAAAGCATTTACGTCATCTGATACATCAATAGATTTTACTCTTTGATCTACAGCTTCTTTATTTACTTTCTTTTCCTTCTCGTCTTCTTTATCATGCATACCTTCTTTTTTCTCGTCACCGTGCATTGCAGACATGATTTTTCCGTAAGCAGCTTGAATGTCTGCTTTCTTCATTTTGTTCATGTTGTCATACATTGCTTGGATCATACCAGATTTAGTTTTAGGCATTTCCATGATTTCGTCTTCGTCTTTATCGTCTTCCTTTTCGTCTTCACCGTCATGTGTACCTTCTGCTTTCATGTGCTTATCAGCAGCAAGTTTTTGCATAGGGTCTGCCGGTGCGGCACCT